GTATAGATTAATGTATAGTTAAGTGTATGTATATAGATAGTTTATATCTTAGTGTTTAAGTATGGTATGATATAGTTATATCTTAGTAATGTATAGTAGTATAAGAAGGTTATAGCATAGTTGTTTAGTATGTGTTAATATATTGTATGTTAGTGTAGTATAAGTAGTATGTGTTAGTGTAGTATGAATGTATAGTATATGTGATTAGTATAGTTATATAATGTGGTTATGAGTATCACTATATTAGTTTATATTGTGTATAGTTTATGTAGTAAAGTATAGTAGTGGATATAGTAAGTTATTTATATAGTATATAGTTTAGTATGTGAAGTAATATTACTATGGTATAATGAATGAGGCCTTAATGATTATGTGTATATTAGAGTATTACAATATTAGTATATGTTTATATTAGTATATACGTTTATTATAATATTAGTATATTAGACTTTCATCATATAGATTAGTTCGTATTAAAATCGCATGTTATGCAAAACGAGGTCGCGAAGGCCATTACAGCACAATCAAAAAATTTTTATATCATGATCACATTATGAAAATTTAAGATAGAATTAGCCAGGATTTGAGAAATAAGATAAGGCTAACAGAATAGCCCTTCTAATGGCTTTAAATCAGTTTTAGGTATGATTATAACCCTAATTATAATCTGAGTGTTACACAAAGTACCTTTGTAACTGTTTGTGTATTGTAAGAATCAACCTATAGGCGGGTTGTAGGGTTTATGATAGATACTAGCAAGGAATATACAAGTTCATTCTCAGTTAGAAAAATTATTCTAATAGTTAGAAGTGCATAAGGGGGCGTGGGTTTACATCAAAAAGTCTAAGTTGTCAGACAATTCGGGCCAGAGTACATCTATTTCCACACCCAATTACAAATCGAATACCGAACAACAATTCACACTAAAAATTAAAATGTCAATAGCAAATCAACAATAATATAAAATAAATAATCCCAAATCCCTCTCATCCTAACATTTCCCTATCGCTTACTCTTCGATAAAACTCCCTCACAGCAACAACTCCAGCCCAATACAATTATCATAAATCATAATAAACATTCTCTCTAACATACAAATAGTCAACCATAAACTATTAACACCACAATAACAAACATCCCTCAAACTCACATCTTATAATGCTTACAGCCCATATAGATTATTAAAATATCTATTGGCATTCTCTCAACTAAACATAACAATTACATTTCTATCGAAACAATATCTTCAAACAATAAAACATAAATCCTATCCTTCCAGATCATAAACAAACTATAATAAAACAATCCTCAAACCATTACCTCATGCTACTTACAACTAATATCAACCCAATAATTATTATACCTTCTACTATAAGGGGCCTACTTTTACATCAAACATCGAATCAATTTTTCATACCTATACTAACCTCTAAAAATAGAGAATAAATATTTAACAAATAATATATAATTATATTTGACTTTAAACTTTAGATATGGTATAATTCTTTATAGGGTTATTTCTAAATTTAATTGGAGGAATTAATTATGGATTAAAAAATAAAAAGAATAATTTAATTTCGAGCTTGCGAAGAAATTTGAGGTATCTTTTGGAACAAAAGGTGCCGAACTCCTCGTCGTTCTTTTTACAATTATATATAAAATTATCTTATAGGGTAGTAAGTCTTTCCTTTACTGGAATACCCTTGAATCCCTGCTCTCATGCACCCTCGATTTTCATTTAACATTTAAAATTGTTAAATCAGGTAAATAATAATAAATAAAGGAGATATTTAATGACGCAGATTCATGTTGTAGATTTAATCATGGGTGGAGGAAAATCCACATACTGTTTTGATATAATGGATAAGACAGAAGATCAAAAGTATATATACATAACTCCATACCTTGATGAAATTAAAAGACTCATTGGTGATAACAAAGACAGAACTCATTTCTATACAGAACATGGTTTTAGAGAGCCATTACATCTTGGGGAAGGAAAACTTGAAGGTTTACATGAACTTCTAATTAAAAACTCAAACATAGCAACTACACATTCTTTGTTCAAATTATCTACAACTGAAACAATTGACCTTATTAATTCAGGTGCATATACATTAATGTTGGATGAGTCTTTAGATGTTGTGGATATGTTTGACATTAGTATTCAAGATTATGAAATGCTTTTGAATAATAATTTAATTGAAGTCAATGATAAAGGATTTGTAACATGGGTAGATGAAGAATACAATGGTAAATTTAATGATTTTAGAAACCTATGCAAAAATGGATCAGTAATTCAAGTAAAGAAAACAACTAAGGTACAATTTCTTGCATGGAACTTTAATACTGAATCATTTAACGCTTTTAATGAAGTTTACATATTCACTTATCTATTTGAAGGGTCATTAATGAAATGCTATTTTGACATGCACAATGTAGAATATGATAAATATACAATTGAGGATAGAAAGTTAATTCCATTTGAAATTAAGAAGCCATATGATAAAAGCATACTTAGGGAATTAGTTAATATCTATGAAGGGAACTTAAATTTAGTTGGTGAAAAAGAATATGCTTTATCGCTGAATTGGTTTAAGAAATATCCTGATATGAAAACTAAATTAAAAAGCAATGTATCTAACTACCTGAGAAATATAGTAAATGCTAAAGCAAAAACAATTATCTGGACTACATTTATAAGTTCTCAACATGCTTTATCTGGTGCTGGTTTCTCTAAAAGATTTATTGCATGTAATACTAGAGCCACTAATGAGTACAAGGATTGCTTTAATTTAGCTTACTGTTGCAATAGATTCATGAGTCCAGATTACATAAACTACTTTCAGAAACATGGTGTAATAGTAGATGAAGAATTATATGCCCTATCAGAATTACTTCAGTGGGTATGGAGATCAGCTATCAGAGAAGGTAAAGAAATCAATATCTACATCCCCTCTAAAAGAATGCGCGATATATTAATTGAGTGGTTAGACAATGAAAACATTTAATTCTATTACATATATATAATATATCTTGTGTTTATAATAAAACTGTGGTATACTTCATACATAGGGAGTCGGGGATACATAAACATCAATTAATTAATCCTCCACTACCTAATCCTACTTGCAGAAAAGAGGTGAACAGATATTAATAGATTCGTCGGAAAATATACAGTCTTCAGTTGCATGAACTCTGATAACACTGTCAGTAAGAACTTAGATGATACATTTCTAAAAGGACATCATTCCTCAGAAATATATTTCCATAACTCCACAACAGTAGCAATTTACCTTCCTAATGCCACAACAGTAAATTCTCTTATGAAAAAATTTAGTGAAGCTGGCATTACAGTTACCCAATACATAATGTGTGATGAAGCAGTTCTTCATTTCAATATCACTGATATAGACAGAGTACATAAGATCCTACGTTTCCAAATCAAAGGTAAGAATGAACAGCTTAAAATACAAAAGGAGAAAATCAAATCTGACAAATTAAAACTCAAACTTAAAGAAGAAAAGAAATCTAAAACAACTAATAAATAATATATAGAAGATACATAAATCACAAATTAAACACTCTAGAATCGTTCAGAATTTCAGCATGGTAAGATTATGAGGGGTACAGTATTTGCTATTAAACTAGGTACGTTTTGATGGCACAAAATTAATTATGGATAATCGCTGTATCCCTTGTGGCAGTAGGGCTTAGGGTGTGTTTTTAATTGTAGTTTTAAAAGTGCTTCAGAAGGCATATCAACCCCAAGTATTTCAGGAATTAACAAATAGTAAATAATATAAATAGAAAGAGGTAAAAATACATATGAGAACTATATATTTTAATGGTTTACTAGAGCTTGAGGATATTCAAGAAAAACTAAATTACATAATCACAGATCCGATTGATCACACAGTAAAATCCATCACTAACATCCTTGATACAATTTATAATTCAAATAAAACAGTCAATAAATTGGTAAGAGTTTCTGGAAGGATCTACAACAGCCAACATCCTCTTACAGGAATGGGTTCACTATTTATGGCTAAGGATAAATTCGGTGTAATGAGTTATCACATTGGATCAATGCCATTATGCCTCCAGTTGTCGCAACTAACTTCTCAATCAATTGAGTTACTGATCGAAGATTACACAGATTCGGTTTCGGAGGTAGAGGCATATGTTTCATAATAACACAGAATCGTTTGTTTCTGAAGAGTGTCATATTTGCAATGTAGAATTAACTCAAACAAAAGATATTTTTATTACCTTAGATTCGGATCAATACATATGCTCAGAGTGCGCCCAGTATCACAACATAGCATCAGTACCATGCAAGGAGGAAATTTAAATGTTTGTAGGTATTGGATTTAGTTCACTTATGGAGACAATTGTATTTGTGGCTTTATCATTTTTTGTATTAGGCGTGGTAGTTGGGTTGCTATCACATAAAGAAGGAAAGGAATTATGATTTGTATAGTATGCTGTAATGAAATATATATAGAGGGAAATCAAGGTTGTTTTACATGTCCAGAATGTGGTGCTCAACAAAATATATAGAATAATAAAATAGGTAAGGAGACTGGGGATAGTTGAAAAAAGAAAACACATACATAATGAATTTAGAGGCTTGCTACATATATAAAGATATCATTGAAGATAAGAAAATAACCTATAAAAATAGAGACTTAATTAAGCTTTTTTCTGCTACAATCCCCTATTCTTTAGAGATTATCAGGATAAATGATATGTTTTCTGATGTTTTTTACGCAGTGCATAATAAGCAGTATACTAAGAAAATTATCAATGTTACCTTTGATAAAAATTATTCTATATGGGATGCAGAAAAAGAATGGCAGGATAGTGAGGGTGAAATACAAACTGGTAAAAGAAAAACCATTGCTAATAAAAAGAAAATAAGAAAATATCTATATAGCAATGGTTTTATTATGGATGGGGTAAATTATATTTTCTATAAAAGGGGTGCAGGTAAAGCTAAAAATGGATTCGCACTATTTATCCAAGAAGATATGAAAGATAAATTACTAGATAGAAGTCGGTTGAATTTAAAATTTGAGAAAGATGAAGAACTTGACCTTACTTCTCTGCTTGCCTATGAATCTTTAATATCTTCTGGTATAGAGTTTACAATTGAATTAGATCCTAAGACAGAAATACTATTAATAGAAGATATATATGGGTTGAAATTTAATAGTCCAGCAAGCATCACAAGAGAAGATAATAAACAAATAATTACTAGTAATGAAATGTTAGAACTTCAAAACTGTTTAACTGATGGTCAAGGATTACTAGATGAATCTGTTTTTGAAGAATATAATAAAGCAGACAAAGGATTTATGCTACTGAGAAGTGATATGTTCAAATGCTGTGCATTCAATACAAAACTTAAGAAATGGTTTGAGTATAATAATGTTAAAACACTAAAAGATATGTTCGGAAATGAATATGAAGCAGGTAAGATTAAACTTGTAACTACTCCTAACTCATTAAAGTTTTTGAAATTTGCTTATAAGTTAGGAGATGGCAACAAAAAACAATGTCACAAGTATTGGAATGATAATATCAATAATACTTTTGGGGTTGTAAAGTGTGACAAACAAGGAAACTTTGGTAACTATAATAGAACAACATATCAACTATTGAATAGTATTCCTAATTTGTCTCATGATGATCTGATGGAGATAACAAAACAAGAGAGAGAATATGTAATGCTACTAAAGAATGATAATGCTGTATTTAGAAACTACTTATGTTCTGATGCAGAGGAAAGTTTAAAGTTTGAGAAATCATTAGAAGAAGGTGATATGAGCCAGTATGAGAATATAGACTTAATGAATGCATTGTTATTAGTCAATTCTGATATACAATACACTAAGAAATTTAAAAAAATGAAAAGTGATTTAATTTCTAATTACATAAAGCACCTCAAAGAAGGTAAAATTAGAATGAAAGACACTAAATATGTGACAATAATATCTAATCCATACGAAATGCTCTTGGCTATTATTGGGGAGTACAAAGATAAGTCAATTATGCAAGATAGAGAAATATATTGTAAATATTATAAGGATGACCAAGAGTTTTGCGTGACAAGGAATCCGCATATCAACTCTGGAAATGTTATGTATACTAAAAATAAATTCCATAAGGAGTATGATGACTGGTTTAATTTCACTGACAATATATGTGCAATAAATTTCTTCGATAATGATGCCCCAGATCGTCTACAGGGTTGTGATACAGATTCAGACACTATACTATTAAATCCAGATGACATCCTATCAAGTAAATCTAAATATTGTGAAGAAAATTTTCCAACTCCTATAAATAGAATAAAAGGTAGTTCTAAACCAAGAAAGAATAATATGATAGAACTACAGAAATTAGATGTTCTTCTGAGTGATAATTACATAGGACGTATAGTTAACATGAGCCAGATAATTAATTCATATTTGAATGATGCAATTTCAAAAGGAGAATCTAAGGAATTAATAGATGAATTATATCAAGCAAGTAGTAGGTTGTCTAGCATGAGCCAGATTGAAATAGATAAGAGTAAAAAGGTCTTTGATAATATAAGTATGAGTAAGGAACTAAATAGAATACGACAGATAGAGTGTATAAGGTATGTTGATGAAGTAAATAAATTTAATCAAATGGCTAAAAAGATGATTGTCCCAAATTTCTTTGGTATGGTGTCAGATTTTAATGAATATAGGATCTTTGAAAAGTTTAATACTCCTTTAGATTTATTACAGGATATATTAGTATTTGGAAATGCAAGGAAAGGAGAAAAAAGTATAGAGTTCAAAAACTTATTAATTCAATCTAAAGAATTGGATAGTAGATATTCTAGAGACAGTGCTAGTGCTATATTTAAAATAATTTTAGAATGTGGGAGCAGAATAAATGGTCTAAAATTAAAAACATGTACACTGAATGAAAAAGCAAAAAAAACAGTAGAGAAAAAGTCAAAGCATGAAGCTATAAAAAAGTTAAAACTTTTACAACCAAGTGAATCTACTATATTATCAATATTAAAACAAAGTTTTGGAAATGTAGAAAATGATAAATTTGGATTCAAACGATTTAGTATGCTTACTTTAAATTTGTTGTTTAATGCAAAAAAAGTAGAAGTTTTAAAATGTTTTCAAAATATAGAAATACTTGATGATGAACTATTAATTAAGATAAAAGACAAATGTGATTTCGATATATTCGGGTATAAATATCAAAAGATTATGGTGAAAGAGCTACATAATTACGGGTTTTAGTGCCTAAATTAATTATAAAACCCTACAACCCTACTCCCGCAACGGTTTCGGATATACCTATCTTCCTTCTAGTGGTATATAACAAATATATAATGTTAAACCATTACTGTATAAGCGTTTGGTCGATACGCTTATAATTGTCAATATCAAAAATAAACTCTAAAGGAGTATCTGATATATTTGAAACCTATTAGCAAAGAAGAAATGGATTATATGATTTTAAAGAAAATCTTAAAGCAATCCAAGGGAAACTATGGTGATTCACTAGTAGTAGTTAATAAACAAGGTTCTGGAAGAGAAAAACAACGTTATATTACAGACCCATTATATAACCTTTTACTCAGATTAAAGTCACAAGAGAAAGTTAATCCAGAACAAGTAAAGCATAATCAAAGGTATCTCGTCATGTAGTATGGTAGACAAAATAAAGAGCAAAGGACTGATACATATTGCCTCAAAAGGTATTCATTGATACTAATATTTTATTGAATGAAAACTTTAGATTCGAGGATTATGATAAGGTAGAAATATCTATAACATCAATTGAAGAAAATGATGGATTAAAAAATGATGAAACTATTGGATATAAGTCTAGATATGCTACAAATAAAATGATGCGTGCAACAAATATGCGTACTAAAATATATTATGAAACTTCATTCGAAAATAGATTCCTTCCGCATAAGAATGATAACACTATTTTAGGATTTGCGTGGCAAACATATCAAGATGACAAAGAATTTGTATTCTTGTGTGATGATTATAACCTCTTCCTGAAATCAGAAGCTATTGGACTACCTTGTGAGCTTTTTGCGTACAAAGATACAACAAAAGACAGTTATCAAGGTATCAGAGAAGTATGGTTGACTGATTCAGAGAAAAAGATTCTACTTGATAGCGAAGTAAACCTTCTTGATCTTTCGCCAAATGAATATATAATCATCAAAAATAATGTAAACGATAAACGTCTCTTGTATACTTGGAATGGTGTTTATTTTGAAGAAGTTGAAACAAGAGCTATTTCTAATAAGTATGAATATGAAATTTTCCCATTAGACCTTTATCAAAAGGCATTGATGCATATGCTTCAAAATGACAATGTTAAAATCAAGGTAACCGATTCAGTTTATGGGTCAGGTAAAAGTTATTTGATGATTCATTGGGCATTACAGCAATTAGAAAAGGGAGACAAATATAATAAGTTATTGTTCATTAAGAGTGACTCACCGCCAAAGGGCAGAAAAGAATTTCCTGCTATTCCTGGTGGAGTGTTAGATAAGGTAGCACCATTATTAGGAGTAATTTGTGATACTACATCTGAAGATAGCATTACAGATATTCTAACTAGAAATAATATGTTAGAAATACTTCCAATTCAATTTGCTCGTGGTCGATCACTTAAAAATACGATTGTGTTTATAAATGAGTGTCAAAATTTCACTCCATCTGAAATGGAATTATTGCTTTCCAGAATCGGAGAAAATACTGTGGTATTAATTGATGGTTCTACAATGCAAATTGATAATAAATACTGTAGTCATAAAAATGGATTGACTTCTGTGAGTAATAACTTTAGAGATAAAAGTATTGCGTCTCAAGTCAATATGATAGAAGACTTCCGTAGTGATATCAGTAAGATGGTTAGTGCTATGGATTGGTCGGATTAAATAATAATAAACAGAATAAAAGGAGTTAATATAAAATGAATCGCCAAGAATTAATTAATGCTATTACAGAGAAAACAGGTTTCTCTAAAAAGGACACAGAAATTTCACTAAAAGCTACATTGGAAGTTATTGAAGATGCTGTAGCAGAAGGATTAAAGGTTCAAATTGTTGGGTTCGGTAGTTTCGAGAAGAAAGCTACTAAAGGAACTTCTGGCACAATTCAATTTGGTGATCGTAAAGGTGAAACTTGGACTACTGAGGATTCCTTTAAGGTTGGTTTCTCTTGCGGTAAGGCATTCGCTGATAAAGTAAAGGCATAAGAGAGGTCGTGTAGGAAATCCTACACGACACCATTACTATATAGAACATAGATACTCAAAAGGTATTTATGCACAAGTAAAATAAATAATAAGGTGGATTAACATATATATGATTATCAATGAAATTTGTCCGGTATGTATTAAGCGTGGAACATGTATTTTTGAGGATAAATTAGACAAACTTGAATCCGTAAAAGGAAATCCTCTTGAGATGACTATTGATAAATGTGTTGCATTTTTATTAGATGAAACAGTAGAAGTTGAATAAGATTTTTTGGAGGGATAAATCTATTATTTGAATTATTCTCTCTCCTACTATACTAAATAGGTTTGCTCATACAACCTAGATAAAAATGAGCACTATATTAACAAAGAAGGCTCATGTCGTGAGACAGCAATAAGTCCTTCTTTTTCTTATACCCAATTTTAAGAAAGAGAGGATGTTTTAATATTGAGCTATAACTATTTGGCTAGAAAAGTTAACGGGAAAAAGATTGATGAGCATAGATTTGTATGGGAGCAAACAAATGGTGAAATTCCTAAAGGATATATTATTCATCACATAGATGAAAACAAGCGTAATAATAAATTAGAAAACCTTCAAATGATGACATCTAAAGAGCATAACTTACTACATGGGAATACATATAATCCTAAAGATATGAGTCCAGAGAAATATACAGAGTGGTATCAGGCTGTTTGCAAAGCTAATGCAAAACATAGTATCCCAGTAATAGATGGAAAAACACTATGTCGAAAATGTAATGAGATGCTACCAATAAATATGTTTTCTAAAAATAGTAGTAAGGCAAATGGATGTGAAAGTTTTTGCAGACAATGCAGAAGTAAACATAGAAAACAGTTAAGTCAATTAACAAAAGTTAGTTAAGAACATTGAGGGGTAGTTCAGTGGTAGAACGCCTGACTGTTAATCAGGATGTCGGAGTTTCGAATACTCCCCTCTCAGCCAAATGCCGAATTAGCTCAGTTGATAGAGCAACAGATTTGTAACCTGTAGGTCTTCGGTTTGAATCCGAAATTCGGCTCCATAAAAAATATAATATTCTCTTATAATAAGGAGGATCATATCATGGAAAAACTAAATATTGAAGATACAGATACTACTTGCCCATGTTGTGGTAAACATAGATACTTCCTGAAATTCTATTGTGACAAAGTAATAAATATATGTTGTGATTGTAGTTACTGGAACGAAATTTAAGTACATATAATCCTATTGGTCGATGGGATTTGTTAAAATTGAAAAATAATTGTAATGAGGTTATAAATGGATAGCAAGTTAATAGAAATCTGTTACAAAAAATATAATAAGGTTTTGAATAAATCTTGGGATGAATTGGCTGATGAGAATGATTTCATTTCAGGAGAAGCACTTCGTAGTAAGTTTAAAAAATATAGAAAAGCAAATGGTAATGTTCAAGAGCAAAAAGTTATTGTAGATAACATTGAGGTACAACCAGAAGTAGTTACTCCTCAATATAAATCAACTACAGAGTTGAAAAATGATGGAAGTCAAACTTCTGACAAACTTATTGCAATGTCAAATGAAGAATCTAAAGATATAAATTTCATTCTAAATTCTCATGAGTACAGTCCTCAATCATGGGAACTAACTTCAGCAAAAAATAGTATTTGGAATGTTAATACTAAAGAAGATGGAATTAAAACTCTTTACTCTTCTAAAATTGCAGTAAAGCCTAAAATGGCATATTCTTGGAGTGAAGAAGACGCTAAAAAGATATTTGCTAGTTTAAAAACAGATATAAATAATAAAATTGATATAAAACCTCTACAATATAAACAGAATGGTAAATTATTAGTTTTGCCAATTGCTGATCTTCACTTAAATCTATTGTCGGATAAATTATCTACAGGAAATGAATATAATCTAGAGATTGCAGAAGAATTATTCCTTCATGTAGTTAATGATGTAATAGATAGAGTTAAGAATGAATCTTTTGAGAAAGTTTTATTTGTGGTTGGGAACGACTTCGTGAATGCAGACAATTTAAGTGGTACTACTACTCATGGGACTCCACAAGATAATAGTGCTTCATGGTTTAAAGCAGTGGATAAAGCTACAGAATTAATTGTTAGAGCAATTGATATGTTAACTCTGATTGCACCAGTAGACGCTGTTCTAGTGCCCTCTAATCACGATCTACATACAATGTTCGGAGTAATGAATACAATTGAAGCATGGTATAGAAAAGATAACAATGTACATATAGATGCAAGTCCATTGCCAAGAAAGTATTATAATTTTGGTAAAATGTTGATTGCGTTATCTCATGATATGAAGGTAAAAGATGCGTTACAAACTATTACTACTGAAGCAAAAAGTATGTGGAGTAATTGTGAACATATTGTGCTTATGTTAGCTCATTTACATCAGAGTATGGTATATGAGAAACACGGATATTTAGAGATATTGAGATTGCCTACTATTTCTGGATTTTCAAGGTGGAGCAATGATAAAGGTTATGTTCAAACTGAAAAGAAGAACCAAAGTTTTATTGTAGATAGTAAATTAGGTATCACTGACATTTTGAATACAGTTATTGAATTAAATTAAAAAATTTAAATATAGAGTGAGGATTTAATTATGGCTGAAATGGGTGCTCTTGATATTAATGAACTTGTTGCACAATTGAGTGAAAGTGCTGATCTGGTAATGTTTCAATATTTTAGGAATCTTAATAAAAGAACTATTATCATCAATGAAGGAATATCAGATACAGTAATTGAATGTGTTTGCTTGCCTTTAATGGAAATGGATAATGACGGTAGTGGGAAAGAAATTAATATTCTTCTCAACAGCGTAGGTGGAGAAGTTCATAATGGATTATTCTTGTGTGATTTAATTTCTAAGCTTAAAACAAAAACAACAATTACTGTAATGGCTTATGCATATAGTATGGGAAGTCTAATAATTATGGCTGGATTTAATAACCCAAATGTAACTGTAAAATGTCATTACTTCACTACAGCATTAATTCATAGTGGAAGTACATATTTAGAAGGTACTACTACACAGGTTAAGGATTATTTTAAATTTAGTGAGAAATACGAAGGAAAAATTAAATCATATATTCTTTCTCATACAAAAATAACTGAAGAACAATATGAGAAAATGTCCAGATATGAGTGGTACATGACAAGTGAAGAGATGTTGGAGTTTGGCTTAGTAGATGAGATTCTGTAGATTTAACAGTAATATTTACATTAAAATAAACAATAAAGGTGGATAAATATTAATGCGTGTATTTAAATCAGAAACAGCATGGGATAAAATAGAACAACAGTGGTATCAGACGTTTGCAATTGATGGTGATACAGTTGATATGGAAACTTATTGTATGGAATTAGAACATGAACAGCATGATAACGAAGAGGGAGTAATTGCCTGTAATTGTGATGACTGTTGCGAATGCCATTGTGATGAATGTGAACCAGAAGAAGATATTGAGGAAGAATGTTTTTGCCATGAATGTTCTCAAGAACGTGAGCAAGAATTAATCAACGGTTGTTTAAGTTCGCTTTTTGAATGTGATATTGATGAGTGTGCGGATAATATCATTGAGATTGCTTATAGATTTAAAGAATTAGGTATGCAGGAAGCTAAAGCAGAAATGCGAGAGTTTTTAGAAGATTAATTTATAGGCGTTTAAAATCCTTCATCTTATTTGATGGAGGATTTCATTATGTCTATAAACGGAATAAAAGGATGTGAGAAATATGGCGGTACGTCAAAATAAAACAGTTACTATAAAAAAAGCTAGTCTCCCTAATATAACATGTATGATTTGCAGTAAGATAAAAAAACCTGTTGAGTTTTATACGTCCAAAAGTGTTTTTCATATTGGTACGGGTAAAGTTCCTTATTGTAAAGTATGTTTAAAAGATATGTCAACTGATGAAAAGGGTAACATAGATATGGATAAATTTAAAAAAGTGCTAGAAGAAGTTGATAAACCTTTTTTATATGACGTTATTACTTCTTCATATAAACAATCAGATGGTTCGGCAATGGGGACGGATGTAATAGGAATTTATTTTAAGAATATATGTTCTTTGCCACAATATAAAACACTAACATGGGGAGACTCTGTTTTTCTTGATCAATATAGTAAACAGGAACCAGATACGGGTGCAAAGCATAACACACAAGATAATGATAAATTTGACTTAGAGATGTTACAAGATAAATATGGATTTGGTTATCCTGATGAAGAGTATTACCTATTTGAAAGAAAGTATCAACAACTTAAACCTAGCGTAAAGGTATTAACTACTCTCCATGATGAATTTTTCAGAGAATATTGTGTTAATAGAGTAAAAGAAACTTTAGCAAAATCAACTGGTAACTTTAAAGAAGCTAAAGAATGGGCTTCCATGGCAAAAGACGCTGCAACAGCAGGAAAATTGAATCCTAGTCAGATGAGTAAATCGGATTTATCTGGAGGCATGGATACTTTTGGTCAAATGGCTAGAATGGTTGAGGAAACACCTAAAGGGGAATTGCAAAATATTCTTCCTAGATTCACAGAAAGACCTAAAGATAAGCCAGATGTTGTTCTGTGGTGTAACATCAACTATGTAAGAGATTTAAAAGGACTACCTGCTTGTGACTATAAAGAAATATACAAGTTTTATGAAGAAAGAAGAGAACAATACGAGAGTGGTATGGTAGATAATGATTTAAATGAAGCAGATGATAATGATGGCTAAAGTTTTTCAAAAAGATAACTTTAAGTTTAATCATGAGTCTTCAAGGACAGACATTTATAATCCAGATTTTTTAAGTGCAGTCCAGACAGATACCAATAAAGCATTGTCTTTTGAGGATAATATAGATAATTGGATTGAGTTTATTCAATGGAGTAAGTGGTTCCCTGATCTTTGGTTTGATTTAATTACTCCCCCAAAGGGTGGAATGAGATTAGATTTAGACCAACGGGTGTTTTTAAGATGTATGAGTAGATTTTTAAGTACATATGCTGTATTCCCTCGTGGATTTGGTAAAACACTATTAGAGATAATGAGTATATACCATACTTGTATATTCTTTCCTGATATTACTATTTCAATGTCTGCTCAAACTAAAGAAAATGCTTCTTCTATATCGGAAGAAAAACATAATGAAATAATGAAGTTTTTCCCATTGATGAAAAATGAAGTATCTAGAGCAAGTTTTGCCAATGACAGTGTAGAAGTAATTTTTACATCTGGAGGAGCTTATTCTATCCTTGCTAATAGCCAATCTAGTAAGGGGCAACGTAAGAGAAGGTTGAATATTGAGGAAAGTGCCCTCTTAAATAATGAACTTTTTAAAGATTCATTAGAGCCTGTTGTAAATGTTCCTAGAAGGACTATTGGAGATTTAAGCACAATTAATCCATACGAATTGAATGGTATGATTAACTTTTTAACTACTAGTGGATATCGTGGAAGCGATGAGTTTATAAGAAGCTTGGGTATGATTGATGATATGGCTGAGCTAAAAGGTAAAATTGTAATTGGTGCAAGTTGGGAATTACCTTGTCATTTTGGTCGTGGTGAAACTCGATCTCAGATATTAGCAAAGAAAAATGACCCTACGACTTCAGCAGTATCATTCGCAAGAAACTATGAGAGTAGATGGGTTGGAGCTACTGACGGTGCATTAGTTAGTATCAATAAACTTCTAGAATTAAGGACTGTACCAATTGCGTCAATACATCCACGTAAAAACAGAGAGTATTATTTAGGTTGTGACATAGCACGAAGTCAAACTCAAAATAATAATAAGTCTGCATTTGTTGTTGGGGAAGTAGAAAGAAATAGCAATGGCACAATAAAATCCGTAGTAATTTGCAATATAGTTCTTCCTAACAATGGCACAAATTTCAATGACCAAGCTATGATAATTAAAAGAATAGATAAAAATTATTCCGCAAATGTCAGTGTAGTTGATACAAATGGTGTAGGCCAAGGGGTTTGCGAAGAACTAATGAAAGAGACATCAGACCCCCTATTTGATGACCCGTATGAGAGTTGGGACACAATTAATACTGACGAGATACCACAGAATGAAATATCACCTAAAAAGATATTTGGCATAAAAGCGCAAGGTATTCAAACAGATATTATGACTAATTTTATTGATTTTGTTGAAAGTGGAAGGTTGAAATTATTAGTACCTAGTAAGATGGTTGATATCCCAGATAAGATTAAAAACGAAAAAGAGATTGTACAAATTAAAGCTGCTCATTTTCAAACAGACCAATTAATTGACCAAATTGCAAACTTAAAACTTGTGCAAAAATCAGGTGGTAAATTAACAGTAGAACAAGTTGTAAGAAAGACAGATAAAGATATTTTTTCGGCAGTTGTCTATCTTTTATACTATCTTAAAGTATATGAAGATAAAAAACAAGAAGAAGTAACTGAAAACCCAATTCAATACTTATTCTTCAATTAACACCCCTCAATGAAAGGAGGTTGCAAATTGTCAAGACGCAGAAAAAAAAACAGAACATTTACGTCTCCCCCATCTAACAATTCCACACCACCACAAGAATTAGACCCAGAAGATTTAAGAAAATTTAGTCAAGCAGTTGGGAATAATATAAATAATAATCCCTTATGGATGAATGAACTTCTAAAACAACAAACAACATCAAGTTATAAATATAAAAAATCAGATATTATTAAATGGACAGAAAACCCTGCGAATAGTGAGAAACAATTAAGAGAAGTTGCAATGTATTTGTATAATACAAGCTCATTCTTTAAAAGAATTGTGTATTATCTATCTTCCATTTGTACACTAGACCATATGATTATTCCTTATAATATATCTGAATCCGATGTTAAATCTACTGTATTTAAAAAAGCTAAAACAAAAGCTTATGACTGGCTTAATTCCTTTGATATAAAAAAGGAATTCTTATCTATAATGCAAGTAATTGTTCTTGAAGACATATTTTTCGGATATAAAAGAACCTCTAATACATCAACTACATTACAAAGATTACCTTCTGCATGGTGTAGACTTGTTTCTAAAACAGACATAGGATTTCAATATGCGTTTAATTTTATGTATTTTTTGAATCCTCTAGTTAATATTGATACATTTCCTCCAGAATTTAGAAAGTATTATGACGCAGTTAAAGCTGGAGATCGAACAGATATTAATGGATCACCTGTTAATAGTGGAAGTTATTATTGGGTTGTATTAGATGAAAATGCAGTAGCTTTTAAATTTGATAGTAGCACTGGAATTATTACTCCTCCACTCATGGGTATATTTGGTGATTGTTTAGAAATTGATACATACAAGGATTTAATTAAAGATAAATTAACTTTAGATATTCAGAAATTAGTTTATCAAAGAATTCCGATGGGCAAAGAGAAAAAGGGAGAATTCCTAATTTCTTTACCTGATGCTAAAGAGTTTCATAATAATGCCAAAGCTAATATGCCAGCAAATGTAGGGATAGTAACGACTCCTATGGAAATGGCATCTATATCTTTTGATAAACAAGCACAAACAAAAGATAGTTTAATTGGATTAGGTGAATCTAACTTCTTTAAAGCAGGAGGTATTAGCGAGGTATTATTCTCTAGTGATGGAGGTAATATTGGATTAAATCTAAGCGTTCAAACAGACTATGAGTTTGTAAAACACTGTGTAAGGCAATTTGAGAAGTGGATTAATTTTCAACTAAATAAGTTAGGTGGTAAGTTTAAATTCAAGATTATATTTCCAGATGTAAGTGTCTTTAATAGAGATGAATTATATACATCTGCTCTTAATGCTGCAAGTCTTGGATATAGTAAGCGTTTAGTTGCATGTTTTCAAGGAATCAACCCACAAGATTTTGATTCAATGATGGCATTTGAAAATGGTGAAGATATTGTTTCAACGCTACTTCCCCTTGCTAGTGCTTATACTGGTGGGTTAAGTGATACTGGTGGCAATCCAGGTAAAAAGACTAAAGATTTAACAGACAAGGGATTAGAAACTAAGTCTTCTGGAGCAAATGATAATAGAGGCAAGTAAGAAGGTGTAATAATGAAGAAATTCATATATTGTTCTAGTGAACAGTTAAAGGATGATTTATTATCTAAGAATTTTAAAGTAATCCAAACCTATGAATCTAATAACACGATAGTTTGGGTCTTTGAAAATTCAATTGATATAAATAAATATGTTAGTTTTAATAATACAAACATTACATATTCTAATCGTTTGTACTTTTAAGGAGGTGAGAATTTGAAGAGAATAGGGTTTCAATCTACATATGATAGTTTTGAAAAAATTAACCCAGAATTTGCAAAAGTTAGAAATTCATGTAATGTACTGTGGAGAGAATAGAAATGGAAGCTTTATAAGTCGTGAAACTGTTGACAAAATGCTTTATTCCTTGAAAAATATTCCTGTGGTGGGTGAATGGAAGTCTGATGATTTTGGTACGCATGGTGGTAAAGTTGAATTATCCGATGATGGTGTGAAATTCACAGACACTACAAAGCCATATGGAGTTATCCCCTCTGATGCAGAAGTTACATGGGAAACAATTCGTGAAAAAGATGGTATTACTGAGCATGAATACCTTACTACAACTGCATACCTATGGTTGGGCAGATATCCTGAAATCGAGAAAATTCTTGATGATGGTGCAAATCAGTCAATGGAATTATCAATAACAGATGGTCAATTTAATACAGAAAAAAATTATTACGAAATTAATGATGGTCATTTTTCTGCACTTTGTATTCTTGGTTCAGATGTTGAACCATGTTTCGCCTCTGCTGATATTGAACATTTTAGTCTAGATAAGGAAAAGTTCATGCAGGATTTTACAGAAATGATGACTGAACTAAATTTTTCACTAGACAAAAATAATACTAATCACACTTCTAACGAAGTTGATATAGAAAATATTGAAGAAGGAGGTTTAGGCATGAATGAAGATATTGTAATCGAGGAAGTAATTTTAGATGAAGTAGTTTCAACAGAACCAGTCGTTGAGGAATTTGAAAAGACTGAAGAAGTTGAAATTATAATTGATTCTGAAGAAAAAAGGGATTTTGAAGCAGAAGTAAAAATATATATGGATAAAATTTCTGCACTTGAATCTGATAATACGGACTTACAAATTAAATATTCAGAATTAGAATCTGAAGCTGTAGAACTGCGTCAATATAAGTCTGAAAAGATTGCTACTGATGAATATACGGCTAAAGAAATTGAAGTTAATGCTCTTTTTGCGAAGAAAGAATTTGCAGTTTTAACTGAGGAAGAAGTCAGTGAATTAAAAGTAAAGGCTTTTGAAATGGATCTAGCGTCTGTTGAAAAGGATTTATATGCTTTAGTTGGAATGAAACTAGCTTCTAAATTTTCATTAATAAAAAATGAAGATGGAAGTTCAGATGTAATTAAAATGTCCCTTGATATGGGTATTACGCATGAGGATGAAGTTAGTTCAAAATCTTATGCTGGTATTATAAAGAAATATAGTAAACAAAAATAAAATTTAAGAAAGTAGGTAATTAAAAATGGCTGTACATGCAATTTGTCAATTAGAAAAAATTCAAGCCAAATATGATGGTAATATCGAATCCGTAGTAGCTACTGTAGATTTGGATAATGGTTCAATCGGGGTTCTCGCTGGTGTCGTTACTGGTGAAAGAGAATTAAAGAATCTTGTTGCACCTGCAACAGCAACTCTTGGAACTGATGAAATCGTATTAGTTTCTAGTCCTGAAATCAACTATCTCCCTGGAACAACTTTGCAAGATTTTTACAATGTATCTGGATTACCAGCACGTGCTTATCATTTAGTCGCAGGAGATATTTTCACGGTAGCTGATGCCAATATCACAGGCACTACTGTTCTTAATCAATGGATTGGAGTAGCAAATGCATCTTATAAACTCACTTTCTCTACTACTCTTCCTGTTACACGTTTCATTGGTCAAGTAATTGAAAAAGGAACCACTGGTTTTAACAAAGTAGCTTGCACAACTATTCAAGTATTAAAAGCATAATAACTAATAAATAAATTAAAAGAAAAGAGGAATTAACGATGAATGAACTAGTTCAATTAGGTTTAGATATTTATTATGGTAAAACAGACAAGTTTTCTGCGGAGGACGCAAATGGAGCACTCAGAAAATCTATCGTTGAAATGTGTGGCGGTAAAGTAGATTATAAATCAATGCAAAACCCTGTAACTCGTTATGCAGTATTTAATCTTATTACTGAAACAATTGACCAAATTATTCCACGTACTTTAGAAGGACAATTTGACCAATTTGTCGAAACACGCAATATGTCGTGGGGAGATCAGGCAGTTTTTGAAGTATCGGATATTAGCTTGTTTAATGTTGCTACAATTGCTAATGGTACTACGAACATCAGAGCACAACGTTTAGACAGAGGTTCGTTGACTGTTCCTACGAAAATGAGATTCGTGAAAATCTATGAGGAATTCATTCGTTTTGCCAGTGGCAGAATCGACTGGCCTCTTATGGTAAATCGTATTGCTACTTCGTTTGCATTACAAATCAAGAGTGATATTTATGCTGGTATTTATAGTTCTTACAGTACATTGAGTGCTACATACGGAGTAACTGGAACGTTCTCTCTTACTGCATTCAACACGATGGTAGCGCATGTTCAAGCTGCTGCTAATACCCCAGATGTGGTATGCTTCGGAACCAAATTAGCATTAGCAAAAGTAACTCCAACTGCTGGTTTTACTGCATATCCTGGTCTTATGAACCAAGAAATGTTGGGAGTAGTAAATTCACAAGGTTACTTGGGTAATCTTCAAGGAACACCATTAGTAGAACTCACAAACGCTCATGTTCCTGGTACTGATAATTTCGTCATTGACGATTCCTTTATCCTTATTGTTCCACAAAATTCTGAGAAAATCGTCAAATTGGTATTTGAGGGAGAAGCTATTATGACAGATAACGCTTTTGACCAAAATGCTGATATGTCAATTGAAAAAGGTTTTGGTAAGCAATATGGGATTGCGATCCTTAGTGCATCAAAATACGGCTTCATGAAATTGTCTTAATATAAATATAATATATTATGAGGGTGAAAATAGTAACCCTCATAATATATTAACTTGAATAAAAGGAGAGCACAATTATGCCAAGAGCAAAAAAAGTAATGCCCAAAGAAGACATTATTGTTAAAGAAGTAAAAGTCTCTGAACCTCCCATTAAGAAAGTTGTTCCTAAAAAAGTGGATAAAGATGATTATGTTGATGTAGTAAATAACACTACACATATATTATCATTCGTAAATTCTAGGACAACTGGGGAATGGATGATTGAGGGTGGATACGGTGCTAGGGATGTAATGCAAGTTTCAGACTTAGTAACAATGAAATCTAATCAATCCAAACTTCTTCTAGAGGGATGGCTGGTAATTGATGATGAGGATGTCGTAAATCATTTGAGGTTAACTGAGTTATATAAATATTTAATTAAACCTGATAATATTGATGTATTCTTCAAATCATCTGAATCTAAAATGCAAGAAATAGTTTCTAAACAACCAAAGGGAACTAAAGATTTACTTGCTGAAATGGCAAAAATAAAAATTGAAAATGGAGAATTCGACTCTATAACTAAGCAAAGGTTTCTTGAAAATCTTCTTGGCGTAAAATTTGATTCTTCAAACACTTATTAAGGAGGGAAAATTATGAGTACCCCCTTCTCCTCTATTTACTCAAGATTTTTAAGAAAGATTACAGACCTTAAACTTGCTAATCTTATTGTAACTGTGCCAACAATGGCAGATGACAGATTATATGGTTGGTTAGAAAGTGCAACAACTAAATTTGATGAATGTGAAGTTGATCTAATTGATATTGATTTAATTTCTCAACAGTATAATCAGACACTTACACCAAAAGCACAAGAAATTATTGCTATTAAGATGTTGATTGAATGGTTTGAGCCTATGATTAATGATGTGTTAGCAATGCAAAACTCTTTGTCTGATTCAGATTTTAAGCAATATTCAAGTGCTAATTTGATGAAAGAAAAAAGTGATAGATTAGACCAAATGATTCAAATAGCAGATAATTTGATTACTAATTATTCTTATACCCCAACCAATATTAAAGGATTGGGATGATTATATGAATGATTATGAATCATATTTTAGTAATGTTGATTTACAACAATATTTTAAAGAGCAAATTGGGAAGATATTTAAAATTCTTCCATTGCATGAGGATGGTTGTCCTACCTTAAAAATATATATACAATCTCTTCAGATTGAATTGCAAGGTGGCAAATCGTTTATTGTACATAATCAGCATTTTTTACAATTGCTTTTTTGTATTGAAGGATTATCTTTGTTGAAAGACATGAAATTATTAAAACCAACTGTTTTCAAATGTATTGGTTTGTGTGAAAAAATAATAAAAGACTTGGAGGAAACCAAATCATGAGTTATTTAGATGATTATATTGCTAGAATTAATGATATTGGTGCAACTTCAAGTGATTATTATAAAAACATGCAACAAGATATTGTAAACAATGGGTTTGAAGATTCTCCTACTTTAGTTACTGGCAAATTAAATGGAGTAGATTTGAGTTTTAGGGTTAGTAGTTTCTTTAATCGCAAAACATTGACAATGAATCCTGATTCTTATCAGAAGGTTATATTTAAGGATATTCAACAAATAATAAATATTGGAGATATTTTAGAGTTTAATAATCTAGTATGGATATGTACAGAAACGACAACAAGTACATTAGCATGTTCTTGCTTGGTTACACAGTCAAATAATGTTTTGAAATTTTATTCTAATTCAGTGTTATCTACTGTGCCCTGCTTTGTTGGAAAAGGAAATATAAGTCTAAGCATAGATAAATTTATCTCTCTTGCATCAGATGAATATATCATTTCATGCCCTAATACAGCAGATAGTTTAAAGATTATTGTTGGAACTAGATTTATACTTAATGGTGGAGCGTACAAAGTTGAGGGCACTGACACTATAAGCGTAAATGGATTGATTGATATTCGAGTAAAAGAAGACTTGATTGATAGTGTTGATGATAATTTAGATTTGGGTATTGCTAATTATTATTCACATCAGATCACCTATACTATGCAATTAATAAGTAGCCCTATTGTAAATTTACTATTCAATAATGAAACTTCGGTTATCATTCTGAAATGTTTTGCAAATGGAATTGAAGAATTTTCTCCTATTCTATCTATCACTAATGATAATCTTAATGTATCTACCATAGATAATAGTACACTAACTATTACTTGCATTGGAACAGGAGTATCTAATATTGGAGTTTCTTATCACAATGTCGTTACTAATATTGTTGTTAATGGTAACATCGCTGTAGTTCCAAATAATGCATTAGCAATTAATGGGTCTAGTAGTATTAAAGTTAGTCAGCAAGGCACATATAATGCTATCGTTACTAATAATGGTGTATCTGATATGAGAAATATTATTTGGAGTTTATTTGCTGATGATGGAATATCTTCAACAACCTTAGCTTCTATCCTTTCTACGTCTGGAACTTTTGGTGAAACAATTGTTGTGAAAGCTAATTCAAGTAGCGTTTATGGATATGTTAGATTGAAGAGTCGTAATGACATTAATTCATGCTCTAATGAATTGAGAATACAGATAAAATCACTATTATAAAGAGGTGAATAGAAATTTCAAGATTTAGTGAACTGGGTCAGAACAAAACAAATATAATGATGAAGTTGATTACAAATAACAATATTGTAAAGTGCCTTGTTAATAATGAAAGCAATTTTCTAGACGTACCTCTTCCAAATAATTTTGATGTATCTACTTTAATTTACTCTCAGATATACCCTTGGAGGTTTGTGCCTACGGCACAGACAGAAGCGAATACATTTATTACAATGAAGTTTGGGTATAGACCTAATGGAATAACATATAAGAATGGAAGCATTTACTTTTATATTATCACACATAACTCATTACTCAGAACAGATTATGGTTCAATTCGCTATGATATGCTTTTGGGCTACATAGATGAAGTTTTTAATTCTTCTAGGGATTTAGGATTAGGTAAATTGCCATTCTATGAGATGGATGAATTTATTGTAAATGAAAACTACTCTGGGGTTTATATCTGCTATAAATCAACTGAATTTCAGTAGGTGAAATTATGGATAAATATAATTTATATCTAAAAATTCAAGAACCTATAAAATTCTATGACGTTTGTATAGTTCATCAACCTAGTTTTGAAGAAATATTAAAATATAAACTAGAAGAAGAAAAATATGGAATGGAAGAATTTGAAAAATTACTTTTTCCTTATTATATTACTCTAGACAGTATTTCAGAAGAAATGACAGATGAACAAAAAGAAGGATTAACTAATTTTGATTTACTATGCAGTTCAGAAGAATTTATGTCTTATTTGGGTATATCGTTAGAATTTTTTTGTAAATCGAAACTTAGTCTTGATGAAAATGGAATTTATTTTAAAGGATTCAAAGGTAGATTAAATAAAACTAATTTTGATGAATTTGCAGAAATCATATTAAAAATATGTGGTAGAGAACGCCCAAAGGTAGAGAAGAAAAAAGTTTTTGCAAATGATGTCCAAAGAGATATCTGGGCTAAATTGCAAGCAGGCAGAGCTAAAAACGCTTCAAGAAATGAATTAAAATTAGAAGATGTTCTTAATATTTGTGAGTTTGGTGGTAAGCATTATATTCCCATTGAAGAAATAAAAAAATGGTCATTATGGAGAATAACCAATTGCTATAAAACCATTATGGGAATTAGTAGCTATGAAGATAGTTTTAGTATTTATTTAATTAGTGGAGAACCAGATTTGATTCAAGGCAAACACTGGTCTGAGCTGATAAGACTCGACTATAAGCAACCACAAGAATAACGAGTTGAAAAGCTCTTTATTATATACAAAATAATTCTAAATTTGAAAGGGGATATATAATAATGTTATATGGTATTAAAGACTGTGCAAATTTGCAAATCGTATCCGCATTGACGAATAAACCCGTAATTTACTGTAACTATGCCAAAACTAGCTCTATTGACTTTAAATC